TGCTCCCATCAAATCCAAAGTTATCACCAATATCAATGAAGTCAGCATCTGCTGCTTCAATACCCATGATGGGTGCTCCAAGCACATGAGTGGAAGCAGTTGTTGCATTTTGACCCCTCTTCACAGTCAGTTTGTTGCCAGTAATCTTATCAACAAACATTGATTCATCACCAATGGTAATGTATTCTTTGACTGTTACTGAAGTTCCATCAGCAACAGAAATCACAGTTTCTGTGGTATCAATGTCTTCAGCAATTGTGGTCAATTCATTTCCATTGTAATCCTTGGTTGCTCTAGGAACAACTCTGTAGGTGACATCTCTTTCATATGCCTGACCACCAGTTGTTCTATTACCAGAGACATATCCAACTTGTACCTTCTTGATGACATCATTTGAGACATCAGAGATAGGACCATATAGATTTGTCTTGGCAGTAAATCTTAAAGTATAAACTAGTACTCTTCTTGTATCAAAGTTTCCTTCATAATCATCAGTCATTGATACATTTTCCAGTTGAACTGGAACATTCACAACTTCTTTAAGTCCACCAAGAAGTTTGATAGGTAATGTATAAGATGGTTGGAAATAAGGTAAAATCTGTTCAGTAATTTGAAGCATGTCATCATTCAACTTTGTCATGATTGACAGTTCAAATCCCATGTTATATGGAACAGGCATATAGACCTTTTTGGTCTTTGTTCCATTTTCAGTTACAGGGTGAAACGCTTGTGTTTGAGTTGCCTTTCTACCAGGATCATATGTTAAGTCAGTAAACTCAAATGACATTCTGGGAAGAGTCATTTGAACAGGTTTATTCAGATCTTCCTGCTGTTCTAATCTTGCAAGAAACTTCTGAGTGGGACCATAAGCAAGAGGAACTTTGATGACACTGTAAGTATCATCATTTGCATCCTTCTTATGAATTTCAATACCATTGAATAGAGATCCAAATGCTATGATTACAGACCTGAAGATCTCATTATAGAAATGCTCAAACATGGTGTCACTACTGTTACAATACTATTTAACAACTTTTTAATTAAGGCATTCCAAAGGGGTTTGTTTTGGTAAAATCAATGATGTCATCTGCTTTTGACTCAATGTTGTCATTATCAGCAAATGGATCATTGGTATCATCCTTTTGCTGCTTTCTAATGACATAGGATGCTCCTGATTCTTCACCAACAATGGATTCGCCAAATGTAAATGCCCCATCTACAATAGAAACTTCCAGGGTATTATTGACAGCATCATATTCCTTAACTCTTGCTGTTGTTCCTGAAACAGAACCTGTTACAGTTTCATTGAAGATGTAACTTCCAGAAGCAGCATTGGTGGGTGGTGCATCAATTGTAACTGTGGGTGCAGATGTATAACCATATCCAGGATTGGTGATGAATACTGCTGTAACAATACCAGCAGAATTGATATGTCCAATACCCTGTGCTGATACTCCTATTCCAGGAGCAGAGAATGTTAAAGTAGGATTAGCAATATATCCATTACCATTGTTTGTTATGGTAAGAGAATTGACACTATTCAAGGTAGTGATACCAACAGTTGCTGCTGCCCCAGAACCACCTCCACCAGTAAACTGTATGAGAGGAGCAACTGTATAACCAGCACCAACATTTGTGATGAGAATTGATTTTACTCCACCACCTTTGTTTCCATCACACTGAACATAGTCATTTGTCAAATCGGCAACACCAGTAGCAGTAACACCACCTGATGGAGCAGATGAGAATCCAACAATGGGTCTGCTGACATAACCAGCACCCATATTTGTGATTGTTGGGACAGTGATACCTCCACCCTGAGTGGTAATGCCAGCAGTGGCAGTAGCAGTGATTGACTGACCAATTAGGGTAAGTGTTTGAATATAACCAATCTGCTCCAACTCATCATCAATGGTCTCTACACCAGTGTCAAGAACCTCATCCTCATATCTGTAGAGTTGACACTTGAGGGTATAAACGTAGTTCTTCTGTAATTGATAGAATGGTTGTTCATGTTCAACATAATTTATCTCAAACAACCTATCACCTAGTGGGAAGTAAATTAAATCTCCTTCCTTTGGTCTAGTTGCAAGTTCAATATTTGGCACATCCTTGATAAGAGGTGTGACATAATTTTCATATCTTTCTCTTGATACAACTAATGTCAAGTCATCTTGTTCTTCAATACCAAACTTTGACAGAAGTGTTCCTTGACCACCATATCCATCATAACTGTCAAGATATGCCTCCAATGGGTAGGCATTGTCAAACTCAGATTGAATTACTTCTCTTATGACAGTGTTTTTCTTGACATACCTTCTTGGGATGTAATAGATCTCAATCCCATACATCTGCAACTGTTCGTTGACCAGACTTTGTATGAGATTTTGCTCTTGCTTAGAGTTGTTTAGAAAATATGGATTGAGCATGACATCAACCTATCATATCCATTGGTGGTAACTCATACTTACTTAGCATTTCTGCCTTAATTTCATCAAGTTCTCTTTGACCATCATCAAAGAGTTGCCTGCCATTAAATTCAATACCTCCAGGCAGTTTGACACCAGTGAATTTGATAAGATTCTGACCCCACTGTCTCTTGATAAGAGCAGTCAAATATCTCTTAAGGAATGGGTCATTATATACCTTTGAATAATCATTAGGATTAAGTGCTCTCCAGCACTCAAGAATTATAAACTCATCCTCTTTCAAGTTATCCCAGTCAACATCAAGATACAATCTATCTTGTCTGATATTGTATCTAATTCTCTTATGAGTATTGAGGAGATAATCCATTGTCTCCAGATAACTCATAGACATCTGATATGAAAGCAAGTCAGTGCTTCCAAAGTAGTAAATGTCATTCAAGAACAGTTGGTACTTGAAACTGAACATGTTGGCACTACTTGCTGCCTGAGCATCATCATACTTAAATATTTTTTCAATTCCTATGACTTGTGGTGGAACCTGAATATAATTACTGTTCTCATAATAAGCAAAGTTTGTAGAATCACCACCAACTGTGGTGTTAACTGTAGTTGATGTAATTCCAGTTTGTGTTGTTGCACTGGATGCTCCAGGAGGTCTTGCTTTACCCCTCTCCACATCTTTCTCAGTGATTTGATATTTTAAAAATGCCTTTTCAACACCATCATAGTGTCTCTCTTGAAAATGCTGAATGGCATCATCCATCAAGTCTTGAAGTTGTTCTTCAGCGACATTAATTTCTAAGACAGGGGCACCTAACTGTCTTAAGCAATAATCTATAAGTTCTTGTCTTGAAGAAGGTTGTGCCATTATACACTATATCCTTTTTTATATTTAGGAGACTGGGAGACCCCCCTCTACTACTACATTTCCAGACACCATCTTATAAACTGTAGATGCTGAACTAACAACATTGATATCATAATAATATCTTCCTGGTTTCAAATCTTTTGTGATAGTGTCTGTAAGAGAAATATTAAATTCACCAGCAGCAGCACTGGTTATGCCTGCAGTGAATCCTTGAATACCACCAGTTGATGCTCCAATAGCAACACTCTTTTTCATCTTTGCATGGATTGCATAACCAGATAAATCAAAAGCAGACTTGTTTTCTTTATTGACTTTAAATGTGGATCTAAAGTCAGCACCCTCTAATATTGTAAGGTTTACACCATACGCAGCATTAGAATTTGGATTAAAGGTGATAGTGTTGTTAGCCATTGATTACTGCTTTTAACATTGATTTGATTTCATCTAGATCACCTTTTAAATCATCAACTTTTCTTTCAAGGGAGTCAACTCTTTCTGTATTAGATTTAAGTTTCTCCCTATTTTTTATGTATGATTCAAATTCATTTTTATTTGTATTAATGATGGCATTATTTTTGCCATCTCTGGACAAATTTTTATTGCCCTCAACAGGAATGTAACTCATGCCAATGCAATTGCTCTAAGGTTTCTAAATTGTGGAACCACTGCTTGGTTAACAGATGTTCCAATCAGTTTGAGTCTGAATGACTTGAATGGAGGAAGGTTGTCCATGGTGAATTTATATTCAGTAAAGTCATTGATAGCAGGTGTCTGAGTCAACTTATCAGACTTCTCCTTCTTCTCATCAGGTGTACCATCTGATCTGGTTGGATTAATAACTTGACCATATGGGTCAATGTTATTTGTACCAGGGAATGGTTTGAACTTAGTTTCATTTGCACTTACATCTTGATCAAGTGCATAGAACATTCTTACATCACTTGTATTTGCAATGAAGGCATCAATAAACACTTTCAGTGATGTAGCAGGATTCTCAAGTGTAACTTGCTTTGTTACGTAAATCATGCTGTTAGGATCCTGTGGAATTCCAACAACTCTTGGATCAGTAGCAAAGTCAGTGATTGGACCATCAACTCTGTTGGACACAAATACAACAGAGGAGTGATTCAAATCAATCATTGGAGAGATTCTTGCATCATAAGTGAGAAGATCAAGATTAAGAGTGAATGACTTATTGCCAGGTAAGACATCAAGCATTTCCTCTTGGTTTACTTCAGAAGCAACCATTCTTTGAGTTTCAAAGTAATTCTTCTTATTGAATTGAACATCTTGGAACCCTTGATCAATATATGCAACTTCAGTGCCATCAACAGAAGTTTCAGAGATGGATCTTGCAGAGGCAAGAATGTAAGCACCCTCAGGTGTAGTTGATGTAACGTCAGGAACAATTACTGAATAAGGAATGTTGTATGATCCTTTTGCAGTTTTAATATTTGTATGACCATCAGTCAGATAGTTTGTAACTGGTCTGAATGTACCAATACCAGTTCTATCAGTTCCATACTCTGCCATATTAAGTTTAATATGGTAGTGGTCAATTGCAAGTGGTTCTGGTTTAGTTACTTCAATCAAGTTGTGAACTCTATTGATTCTTCTAAGTGATACATTATTAAACTCATACTTAGTAACAAGGTCATTAGTTGTATGAGATGCAGCAACACTTTCAACTGCTCTTCCAATTCCAGTCAATGTTCCAGTTACACCTGAACCAGAGGTGATTCCCTCATATTTGAGGATTTCATCTCCAATCTGAACATATCCTGGATTGGTGTTTGATACACCTACATTTTCAAAAGTATCAAATCCAGTTGTATTTGCAATAGAAATGTTTGCAGTAGAAGTTCTTGTGACATTTGTCAGAAGACTTGTAGGTTTTCCACTTCCTGTTACTTGTCTTATTCTAACTTTATTTGTGTTAGAGTACATTCCATGATTTCTCTGTCTAATCTTCAAGTGAAGACCATCTGTAATGACAACTGATGTGGTTGGAACAACTGAACCACCAACACCAGCATTGAGTGACAATCTTGTGCCAGCAGTTGAATCATACTCAAGGTAGTCATTAGCATTTGTGCTGAATTCACCCTGAACATTTTTCAGAAGGAGTGCATCTGATGCAGTGATAATACCAACAGTAAATCTTGCACCACCACCAAGTTCTTTTGTTCCAATAACAATAGGTGAAACAATATCACCAACAACATAATCACTACCACCAGCATTAATTGTTGCACCAATTGCAATACCATCCTGAATAGTGATGTCAGCAGTTGCATCACGTCCTCTTCCAGTCACAGATGTCAATGCAACACCAGCATATGTCAATGTTCCTGAAGAGGGAGTAAATCCAATACCTGCAGCAGTTATTTGCATTGGTCCAGTGGCAATACCAGAGAACTGTTTGAGGTAACCAAATGCTCCAGTGTTTTTCTGAATAACTCTGTTACCAACAACAAGAGTATCAGTGACACCTGTCTGATTAACTGTTGTTCCAATACCAACACTGATTTGTCTTGATTCAGCAATAATAGAACCAGGTGCAATTGCCTCATTCTTTTCATCAAGATCTGGGTTGTAGAACTGAATATTGCCAGATCCAACAAAGTCACATCTATGAAGAACAAACTTCATATCTTCATATTGACTTGGAGTCCAAATACGTGAGTTTTGTGACTTGAACAATGAACCCAACAATGGTTGTTCAGTAACTAGAACTCTTCCAGACTCTGTTGCAAGAGTTGTTACATCTGCCTCACCAAGTCTTGAAATCCACAGGTTATAGGTTGTGACACTTGCCATGACAACCAGAGCATAATCAACACCAGGTTTAAGATATACTGGTGATTCAAATCTGAATTCTGTTGCTACTGTACCATCTTCAGATACATTTACATCATCAGGATTCAGAGTTACCTCAGAATATCCAAGAATTGTCTGGTTTGGTGTTCCTAATGTAGTTTCTCTAATCTGAACAGTTACAGGCAGAGTATCATCTTTTGTCTGGAAGAACAGATCCACCTTAGATGCATAGATACCATTCTTAGCATCAATCTTGAAGGTCTGTGCAAGTGGGTCACCTCTTCTGGGTGGTCTTGGTGGTGGTGGAGGGGGAGGTGTAGGTCTTAATGTCCTGCTATTGATGATGTCAAAGTTTACATCAGATTCAACTGTTTGCTGCTCTGCTTCTACTTCTACTGTAGTTACTCTTGCATTTCTAAGTGAGAGTGTTACTTCTTCAGTTGTATCAATATCACCCTGAGAATAGAAGACTTCTTCTGCTGATGTAGTAGTTGTGCCTTCAACCTGACTATTAATACCACTACTTGTCAACCTGAATACATTTCTTCCAGTGTTGAATGTTTGTTCTGAAAAATCTCCCTCACCTGGAACATTGAAGCAACCCTGTACTGTACCAACTCTATCTGTGATAAGATTTACATTGGTTACAGTTGCTTCAGCACCACTTGTTTGACCTCTAAGGATCATTGTATTAACAACATGACCTCT